ACCGAAACCGAAAACAGGAGAAAGTAGAGGAAAGTTTATGAGTCGTTGTATGGGAGATAAGACTATGACCAGTGATTACGATAATGACCAAAGGCTAGCTGTCTGTAACTCAAGTTACAATTCCAAAGGGGAAGAACAGGTCAACGATGAAAAAAGGGAAGTAAGCAAAGATGTGTTTACTACCGAAGAAGAAGCCGAAGCAAGAGCCGAACAGCTTGGTTGTACTGGCACTCACACTATGGACTCAGACGGTAATACTGTCTATATGCCATGCAGATTACACGCTGACTATGAAAGACTTGTCGGAGAAGAAGATGATTCCGAAGAGTCTGCTTATGGTTATGGTGGTCGCATGAAGCCAAAGAAAAAGAAACCTAAAAAGAAAGAAGATGTAATATCTTTGGATAGCGAAGAAGATAACGTAGAAGATATTAAGAGTTTCTTTAGCATTAAAACTGAATTAATAACTACAGAAGATGATGGTACTTTTGAAGGCTATGGTTCTGTATTCAACAATACAGACTTAGGAAATGACGTAATCAAAGACGGTGCTTTCACTAAGACATTAAAACAGAGAGGAGCAAAGGGTATCAAACTTCTTTATCAACATAAGACTGATATGCCTATTGGTGTCTTTACAGAGATCAAAGAGGACGATCACGGTTTATATGTAAAAGGTAAACTTGCACTCGGAACAACATCTGGCAAAGATGCTTATGAACTTATGAAGATGGGTGCTTTAGATGGCCTATCAATAGGGTTTAAAGTCAATCCTAAAGAAGTTATGTATGACAAACGTACAGGCAAAAGAATTATAAAAGAATTAGATCTAATGGAGGTAAGTCTCGTTACTTTCCCAATGAACCCTAGAGCAACAGTTCGTTCTGTTAAGGGCGAGGAAGTCTCCATTAGAGAATGGGAAAACGGATTGCGTGATGCTTTCGGTTTATCTCGTTCGGAATCTAAGATTGCGGCAAAAGCTGTCAATCAAGCATTTACTCAGCGAGAGGTTGATGATAATGCAAACTTGGTAGAAGCCATAAAAACATTAACATTAACTATAAATAAACTGTAAGGAGTTGATTATGTCTGAAATAGATATAAAAGATGCGGTACAGGGACTCGGTGAGGCTTTTGAAGAATTTAAAAAAGCTAATGACGAGAAACTAGATGCATTAGAAGCAGGCAAAGGTTCTGACCCTCTACAAGATGAAAAGATTGCTAATATAGAAGCAAAACTTGACAGCTTGGAAGAGATCAATCAGAAATTAACCAAAGCCGAACTCTCGCAGGATAATATTAAAGAGCAAGTAGAACAGCTTGAAACGGTCATGAAAAGACCAGATTCAGGTTTCTCTACAAAGCAAATTGATGAATCTTGTGAGGTTTTTACTAAATTTGTGCGTAAAGGAAAAGAAAACCTTGAGCCAGATGAACTAAAAGCACTGACTGTCAGCAATGACAGCACAGGTGGCTATCTTGCCCCACCTGAGTATGTGAGAGAGTTACTTAAAACTGTAACTGAAATCTCACCTATTCGTACAATAGCAAGAGTGAGAAGCACAGGACAAAGAAGTGTTCAAGTGCCTAAAAGGTCTGGTCAGTTCTCGGCGGTATGGGTCGCAGAACAAGGCACTAGAGCAGAAACTACAGGCTACAATGTGGCATTGGAAGAGATTCCTGCCCATGAAGTCTATGCTTTAGTAGACATCTCTGAGCAAAACTTAGAGGATACTGTCTTTGATCTAGAAGCTGAGATGCAATCAGAGTTTGCAGAGCAATTTGCAAAAGCTGAAGGAACCGCATTTGTCAGTGGTAACTCGGTTGGTAAGCCTGAAGGTTTATTGACTAATAGCAGTGTGAGTGAAGTAAACTCAGGTAATGGCACAGCTTTATTAGCTGACGGCCTTATCTCTTTAGTTCACAGCATTAAATCTGAATATGCTAATAATGGTGCTTTTGTTTTTAACAGAACTACTTTAGCGGCTATCAGAAAGCTAAAAGATACCGCAGGACAATATGTGTTCCAAGCAGGTATGTCTCTTCAAGGTGGAGTACCTAATACAATATTAGGTTATCCTTATGTTCAAGCTACAGATATGCCAGACGTGGGTGCTAATGCATTCCCAGTTCTGTTTGGTGATTTTGCTAGAGCATACATGATTGTAGACAGGGTGGCTTTATCAGTACAAAGAGATCCATTTACACAAGCTACTTCAGGAAACGTAAGATACGTTGCTAGAAGAAGAGTTGGTGGACAAGTTGTACTTGCTGAAGCTATTGTTAAACAAAAAGTATCAGCGTAAGCGAGGAGTAAATTATGCAAGACTTATCTAATAATATATCCCCTGCTGTTTCTATCATCAATGCAGTTAAAACTGCGGCGGCTAACGGAACAGGTGTTGACTTACAAGGCTACGAAAAGGCGACAGTCTTAGTAGATGTAGGTGCAGAAGGTGACACTCTTTCTAGTTCTGTATATTTTGAGATCTCATTAGAGGAATCTGATGATGATTCAACATATACTGACGTTGCGCAAGCAGGCATAGTTGATGGAACTATAGCCGCAGGCGGTATCTTCTTAAAGTTAGACGGTACAGCAGGTGGTAATCCTGACACAGCAGGCGGAGTTTTCCGTGTTGAATATGTCGGCAACAGCAGATATATAAGAGTTGTTTTGGCTAAGACAGGCACTCACTCCAACGGTACACCTATTGGTGCTATGGTTGTGAGAAGTGGTGCTAGACACAGCACAGATAACGCTTTCACGGCACATAACGCTTAATTAAGCATGGGAACGTGGGGTAGCAATACCCCACAACCTCAACGGAGAATTAAATGGCAAAGAGTTATAAAATTTTAGTACCAAAGCCTGCATCATCAAATAAAGACGGTACAGACACAAAGTTATATACAGCAGATGAAATAGTTGATGCTAGTGAGACTTGGCAAGATGATGTAATGCAAACTTTCGTAGAAAACGGTTGGGCAATGGAAGTTAAAGTAGAATCAGGTGCGGAAGAAGTAGGTGAAGCAGTAAGGGCAAGAGATGAAAAAGGCCATTACGTAGCAGACGATCCTAGTACACCAGATGTCAATGAAGCCTATGAAGGCGGAGTTGCACCTAAGAAAACTACTAAAAAGAAAAGAACAACTAAGAAAAAGAGTTAGAACTTGTACCTAGATCACTTATTAGTGATATTATTTAAACAGCAGATGCTAATGATGGTAGAGACCATGAATATTTTAAGGAACAAACATGAGTGCAGGTTATCATCATTTTATTATAGAGCAGGGTGCGACATTCGGACAAACCCTTACATTAAAGGATTCTAGCGATACTTTAATAAATCTTACTGGCTATACGTCAGCAGAAATGGATCTTAGAGAAACTCCAGAGAGTTCTTCTGAGGTTCTTACACTCACAACAGCAAATAACAGAATTGCATTAGGCGGTTCAGCAGGCACGGTTACACTTTCAATATCATCAGCAGATACAGCTAATTTAACTGCAGGTGACGGTGTTTTTGATTTAGAGATAGTAGATGGTAGTAGTAGAGTCTATCGTATCTTAGAAGGCACTTATGCTATCAGGAGAAACATAAGCAGATAATGGCTATATCTAAGGTCACAACCTCCAATACCAACACAATAAATAAAGTTGTAGTAACTGATACTGATGCCATAAGGGTAATAACGGTAGGTACACAAGGTCTTTCAGGTGCGGCAACATTACTTGGAAGATCAGTAGAAGCAGAAACGGTAGGTAGCAGTGATGATGGTTCTACAATCATATATGACCACAGCAACGCAAGATGGCTAGCTACCACAT